GAGAACCCGAAAAAAGACCGCGTGGAAAATTACGAGTCGATGAATATCGACTATGTGGTCGAGGCGTATGCCGCCGGGTGTCTGCTGGAAAACATCACCTTGGGCGATTTCACCGCACTTGTAGCACCGGAAAGCGGAGAGTAAGCCCATGATGAGCCCCGCACAGCGTCACATGATGCGGGTCTCGGCCTCTCAAGCCGCGCAGCGGGAAAAAGCCCCGCTGCGCCACGCAACCGCCTATGAGCAGATGCTGGTAAAGCTGGCCGATGATCGCCGCACGTTGAAAACAATCCGTTCAAACGAACTGAAAGCCGCGAAAAAGCGGGAGCTGCTGCCGTTCTATGCGCCGTGGATCGCCGGTGTGCTGGCTGATGGCCGTGGTGCGCAGGATAACATTCTGATGACCGTCATGCTGTGGCGTCTTGATGCCGGTGATATCGCTGGCGCGCTGGAGATTGCGCCCTACGCGCTGAAATACGGCCTCACCTCAGACCATCGACGCACCACTCCTTACATGCTGGTTGAGGAGGTGGCACTTGCCGCACTGCGTTTGCGCGATGCCGGTGAGCCTGTCGACCTCGCATTACTGCTGACCACCCTCAGTCTGACCGATGGTGCTGACGTTCCCGATATGGTGCGCGCCCGTCTGCATAAGGTCACCGGCCTGACCCTGCGTGATACCGGTCTGAGCACCGACGCGCTAGCACAGTTTCAGCGTGCGATGCAGCTTGACCGCAATGCCGGTGTGCGTAAAGAAATTGAGCGACTGGAGCGGGCATTAAAGCCTAAGCCCGAGGCCGTGCCCCGTAAAACGACTAAACCGCGCACGCGCAAACCTGCCACCAAACAGGCGGTAAAGCGCGGGCATCCACCAAAGGCGGTAAAAACCACTAGTTAACTGAACGCTCCCCGAGCCGGGCGGCACGACGATCAAAGCGGGTTTTGACCCTGACGGCGACCGGCGTCCACCGCCCAACCTAATGAGGTTGTCATGACGACAGTAATACTGAATCTGCCCGACGAACCGCAGGACGTAGCGGGCGTGGTGATTCCCACACCGGAGACAGGCGACACAGTGATTAAAAATACGTTCTTTTTCCCTGATGTGGATCCGAAGCGGGTGCGTGAGCTGATGCGCCTTGAGCAGACGGTTTCCGATGCGCGCCTGCGCAACGCCATCAAAACCGGCATGGCGGAAACCAATGCTGAGCTTTACGACTACCGGCTGCGCCAGATTGCCGCAGGGTTCAAGCAACTAGCCGACGTGCCTGACGCTGAGAAAATCGACGGCGAGAATGTACGCATTTTCCACTACCTGAACGCCGTGACGGCGATGGCGACCGCTACCCTGTATGAGCGTTATCGCGGCGTTGAGGCTACCGGCAAGGGCGACAAAAAAGCCGACAGCGTCGAAACCACCATTGATGACCTGTGGCGGGATATGCGCTGGTCGGTCTCGCGCCTGCAGGATAAGCCGCGCTGCATCGTAGGTCAGCTCTGATGAAAGTTTTTGCGATGCAGGGCGACACCCTCGACGCGCTTTGCGCCCGGTATTACGGGCGCACTGAGGGTGTGGTCGAGACGGTGCTGCAGGCTAATCCCGGTCTGTCTGAGCTGGGCGTCATTCTGCCGCATGGCACGGCGATTGACCTGCCCGATGTTGAAACATCACCCACGGCGGAGACCCTGAACCTATGGGACTGAGTATGGAAAAAATCACCACGTTTATCGCCTACTGGCTGGCCGTGGGTCTGGCGTATTTCGGGGCAATGTCGCCCGAAAAGCTGGCGTTGTATGTGGGTAGTCTGTGCGCCATTTTTACGGCGGCGGTAAATTTCTGGTACCGGCGCAAAACCTTTCGTTACCTGACCGAAATGGGAATCAACAAAGGGGTGACCCGTGAGCTCAATCGTTAAACGTTGCAGTGTGGCCGCAGTGCTGGCACTGGTGGCGCTGGTGCCGGATTTTCGTCTGCTGAATACCTCGCCTGATGGTCTGGCGCTGATTGCCGACCTCGAAGGGTGTCGCCTGACACCTTACCAGTGCAGCGCGGGCGTGTGGACGTCAGGAATAGGCCACACTGCCGGGGTAGTGCCGAAAGGCGATATCACCGAGCACCAAGCGGCGGTAAATCTGGTCGCCGACGTGCTGAACACCGAGCGCCGTCTCGCGGTCTGCGTGCCGGTCACCATGCCGCAGCCGGTTTACGACGCGCTGGTCAGTTTCTCTTTTAACGTCGGCACCGGCGCGGCCTGTCGCTCGACGCTGGTCTCTTACATCAAGCGTCATCAGTGGTGGCAGGCATGCGACCAGCTTACCCGCTGGGTGTACGTCAACGGAGAGCGCAGTGCCGGCCTCGAAAATCGTCGTGAGCGTGAGCGGGCTTACTGTCTGCAGGGAATGAAATGAAAGTATTAGCTGTGCTGTTAGGGCTGGCCGTGATCGGCCTGCTGTGGTTGCGCCACGAAAATGGCAATTTATCCCGCTCCTTTGAGACGGTAAATCGTGTCGCAAGCGAACAAAAGACGACGATTAGCATGCTGAAAAATCAGCTCAGTGTTGCCGGAACGCTCGCCCGACGTAATGAATCCGCGCAGGTGGCACTGCGCGAACAGCTCGCAAAGGTAAGCGCAGAGGCCAGCCGCCGCGAGCAGACGATAACGAGGTTACTTAATGAAAATGAAGCCTTTCGCCGCTGGTATAGCGCTGCTTTGCCTGATGTTGTGCGTCGGCTGCACACCCGCGCCGCCTGCGCCAGCGCCGGTGATTGTGGTCAGCGGATGCCCGAGAGTGAGCCTTTGCCCGATGCCGGGAAGTGACCCGAAAACCAATGGTGACCTGAGCGCGGATATTCGCCGCCTTGAGGGCGCGCTGACCGACTGCGCGCTGCAGGTCGAAACTATCAAACACTGTCAGGATAAACTTGATGCAGAAACACAAAAGCCTGCGCAAAGCGCTGATTAGCGCCGTGCCGCAGCTCCGAAATAATCCCGATATGCTGCGCCTTTTTGCCGACAATGGCCATACCGATTCCCGACTCGCGAGCTCGCTATCGTTTGAAAAGGTATACGTCCTTAACGTAGTGGTGACCGACTTCACCGGCGACCTCGATTTGATTTTCGTACCGGTGCAGGCGTGGCTGCGTGAACATCAACCGGACATTATGACCACCGACGACGGGCGGGAAAAAGGATTTACCTGGATTATTGATATTAATAACGACGATTCGCTTGATATCAGTATCAGCCTAAAGCTCACCGAGCGCACGCTGGTCAAAGAGATCGGCGGCGCACTGCATGTCAGTTATGCCCCTGAGCTGCCGCTGCCTGAACTGGTGACGCGCCCGGTTGCTATATATGCAAACGGCGAATTAGTGAGCCAATGGGATGAGTGAATTAACTGCGCTACAGGAGCGCCTCGCCGGTCTAATTGCCAGCCTGTCACCGGCGGCACGTCGTCAAATGGCGTCTGAGATTGCGAAAAAGCTACGAACCAGTCAGCAACAGCGTATCAGGCGCCAGCAGGCGCCCGACGGCACCCAGTATGCGGTGCGAAAGCGCCAGCCGGTGCGGAGCAAGAAAGGCCGCATTAAGCGCGAAATGTTCGCCAAACTGCGCACCAGTCGCTACATGAAAGCCAAAGGCAGCGACAGTGCGGCAGTAGTTGAGTTTACTGGTAAGGTGCAACGCATGGCTAGGGTGCATCAGTACGGGCTCAAAGACCGGCCAAGCCGCAACAGCCAATTAGTTCGGTATGAGGTCCGTACTTTGCTTGGATTCACTCAGAAAAGTGAACAAGAAATTTTAAAAATTATAGAGTCCCATTTATTTTAATGGGATGATTAACAGATATTACTAGTGAATAATAAGTTAAAATCATTTTTTCTTCATAGAGTCTATTAGTGCTGCTATTTGCTCGATCCCATCATATGCAGAAGGTATTTTATCTTCAGAGCTCATTACGTTTGAAAATATAATGGCCTCGAATTTAGTCAAGAGTTCTTTGTTTTCCTTATGAATATCCTTAGAATAATCCGCATAGGACTGTATAAACTGACATAGAGACATTCTAAGTCTGAGTTGAATTATTTGCGTTTTAATTGAACGAAAGTGAAATAATGATATTCTAAAAAAGTACACAAGAATAACCATAAGAGTCAAGCAAGGTATTATTTTATAGAGTTCAGGGGTCAG